AGAATGCCGTTGCCGGTGGTGAGTTCGCCAAGGCCGCCTGCATTATGAGGGACGATGATGGATCGACCGGAAGCGGCACCCCCATCGATCACCAGCCGGTCAGATGGTGACCCGTCGCCACCGAGGAACGTGTTTATCTCCAGTGTGCCGCCAAGGCCGGCGTAGTCCCGCGTGGTCAGGGCGGTGCCGGGCAGGGCGCCTGCGCCCCACGTGACGCGCCCGGCATTGCTCAGGCCAGCGACTATCTGCGAGAAACCGTTGAGATTGAGCGCCGCGGAAGCTGCGACGGTCACCGCCGAATTGGGGCTGAACGTAGATGCGGTACCGGCCTGCAATACGCCGGCAGCGACCCGGGTGGCCCCACTGTAGGTGTTGGCGGTGCTGCTCAACAGGATAGTGCCGGTGCCGATCTGGTCGACGCCCCCCGTACCCGATATGGCACGCGCGAACTCCACCGTGTTGGAACGGTTGAAGGCCAGCAGACCGTTGTTGGTGACATCGCCCATAATCCCACCCGACGTGCCACCATCCCCCAACTGCAGGGTGCCGTCCTCAATCAACGTGCCGCCGGAATAGGTGTTGGACGCAGTGAGCACCAACGTGCCGCCATCAACTTTGACCAGTTCGCTGGAACCGGTCAGCACCGCGTTGATCGTCGCGGTGTAGCCCGCGCTCGCCGCGGTGCCGTCACCTACCCGGATCACCGAGATGCCCGGGGCAGACGTTGCGTCTACCAGGGTCAGCAGGTTGCCTCCCACTACATAGCCACCGACCGCAAACTGCATGCCAGATGCTGTCACCGGCCCGAGGCTGTTGTCGACACTGACGCTTCCGGGGAGCCCGGTGAATACTGCAAACGCGCGGTCGGTGAAGGGAGCGTTGGGCGTGCCGGTAGCCTCTGTCCAGTTGTCGTTGCCAGCCGAGGTCTGCCAAATTCCATTGCCGCCGTTGACGACCCCGTTGTTCTTCGGCCCAGCGGCGCCATCCCAGTAATTGAGCGTAAGACCACTGGTGTTGATCAGATTGACCTGGTTGGCGACAGAGGTCTGGACGAAATAATCAGGGGAGGGGATCGACCCGATGGACAGCCCGTTGTTGGTCAGCCCACCGGCATAGCTGATCAGCCGATAGATGCCGGTGTCGAAGGCACCACCCGGCGCGGTCACCACGTTCAGCACGCCATCGAGGACCAGGTCGCCGCCCACCGTTGCCAGATCATTGAACGCCCCGCCTACCGCATTGGCCTCACCCAAACTGTAGGCCAACAGCGAGCTGCCGCTGAGCGACAGATTGCCGTTGATGGTCAGTGTGCCCGGTGCGTTCGACAGACTGCCAGGAGACAGCGTTGCGCCGTCGCCAACGGTTACATTGCCTCCGATGGTGCCTGACCCGCCCAGCGTGGCTCCTGCAGCAACAATGGTTGGTCCGGTTGCCCCAGCCTGGTTCCCGTCTACGTAGAGGCCGCCCGCAGCCACGGTCGTGGCACCAGCGTAGCTGTTGGTGCCCGTCAACACCGTGGTTCCGGTACCGGCCTGGGTCAATGTGCCCGTTCCGGAGATAATGCCGGCGAATGTCTGCGCATCGTTTCGGTTGAACGCCAGCGCTCCGTTATCAGTAATGTTGCCGACAACTGAGCCGGAAGCACCGCCGTTGCCAAGCTGCAGGGTGCCTGCGGAGATTGTGGTGCCGCCGGTATATGCCTTGTCGGTCGCGAAGATGGTCGTGCCGGAAAGAACGTTGACCGCCCCTGGGCCGTTGATGGCGGGTGCAAACGTATAGGCGGATGCAGTGTGGTTGAACACAAGCAGGCCGCTACCGGGACCAAACTCGACGGACGGAGCACCCAGCGTCCCGGGGGCTGCCGCCGTTGCGTCGGCTGCCGCACCGATGTTTACAGTGCCGCGACTCCCGGCGCGTGCAGCCACGAAGAGTGAGGAAGGGTTAGCCGATGCGCCGTCGGCAACGGTAAGTGCGCCAGAACCGAACAGCCCAACATACAAGTCGGCACTGATGTTCCAGTTGCTTTGAGCGCCGGTCAACGTGACCGCGCCCGAGCCTGTAGCGCTATTGCCAACGAACACGTTCCCGTTGTTGTTGACCGTGCCGCCGCTCTCTATCGCAAGTGAGCCTGCTCCGGCAGTCCCAACCCGCATCGCCGTCGTCTGCAGTACCGAGCCAGAGCCATTCACGCTGACCGCGCCCGACCCACCCGCACCTCCACCGATGTCCAGCGAACTGGTCGTCACGCTTGCGCCATCAGCGACCGCGAGGGTGCCACGTCCTGCGCTGCCGACCGAGATACTGGCAGTGTTGGTCCGCCAGAAGGAGCCTGGACCGGTGACTGTCACAGCACCGGAACCAGAGGCCCCATTCCCGACGATTCCGCCGGCAGCACTTACGACCTGGCCGCCGTTCTGGATATTGAGGGTGCCCGCTCCCGCATTGCCCACGATGAGGGCGTTGCCTGACTGGGTCCACGCGGAGTTGAGGCCGCTCACCGTAACCGTGCCCACCCCCGTCGCCAGGTCGCCGATCGTGTTTCCAATGCCGTTGAAGGCGAACCCGCTAATGACTGCGGCACCGCCCTGGATACCAAGAACACCGTTGCCTGAGTAGCCGATAGTCAGCCCGCCAGCGGTGTCGTTGCCGATTGGCGCCGTGGCGGGTGAGTTGCCGAACAGAGCGTCGTCGATTCTGCACCCTGCAGTCTGCCCCGCGCACGTCGCAACTTGGGCCTGTGCAATATCTGCACTCAAGAGCAACAACAACGTAATGAGCGCGGCGGGCGTGTCAGACCACCAGGGCAGTGTAGGGCGTGAGGCAACGCCGAAAGCGGTCCGACTTCCAGGCGGGATTGGCAGGGCGGATGCTTCCCGGACATTGTCCATTGCGACGCTCTCCGATCGTCCGCACCGGGGTTTGAACGCCGGCTTGGGTTGCTGGGGGCACTTGCTTGTCCCTTCGATGGCCAGTTTGAGCAGCTCGCATCAACAGGCAGGAAGGATCGGATTCCGCATTCGTTGCTATCCAATAGAACTAGCTTCTCTGGGTCGCGCGCATAGACGCTATGCCAGAATCACAAGCCATGCAGCGGTAGAAGAACTGGCAATCGGCCGGTATTTCTACTGGTGTTCCGGATGCCGGACTGGGGCTTGCTTCGGGATGTGTCCGCCATGGCATGGCGGCCGGTGAAAAAGGGAGCAGAGTGTTAAAGCTGCAGCTGACCAGCGCAGGGAAGAGACATAAGCGGTGGCAGCGAAGATGGCGGACAATCAGCAAGCGGGCCGAGCTCCAGCACGTGACGCCAGAGCTGGGCGCTATGCTTACGTGGAGCCAGTAGGTTCTGGTCCAGGAAAGGCCAGCTTCAAGCATCAGGCGCCCGTAGCGCCCCAGATGACTACCTGGCGTTTTACATAAGCTGTGTTATGCGAAGTAACGTATTGATCCTAAAAGAGTTTTTGCTCTCCCCGCGGATCGTACTCCAGCGAAAAGGCTTCATCAAGGCACAGCCACTCACTGAGACCGGCCGCCCAGCCTGAGGCAGCAAAGCTACTGTCGCCTCTTAGCCACCTGCGGTTCCAATGCGTGGGGGAAACGTCGCATTTTCAAACTCAAACCTGGTCGTTAAGCGCCCTCAAGCCTACCAGCGTGCGTCATTACTCCAGGACGAGAAGTCTTGCAGGGCCGTCGCCAGTACAAGAGCTGGATCCAGGGCAAGAACGCCTGATGGAGTGCCGCCGGACAGCAGAGCATGCGGAGCGATCAGCCACTCGATTTCCTCCCAACCTGACGTCGTATCGCCGGCCGAGACGCCATATGGGCCACGGAGCAGTGCCAGCACATCGGAAAGGCCTGCCAGAGGGGTGCCCGTGGAGTCTAATTGCCATGGAGGAAAGCGAAACATCTTCAGCTCCCCAAACCAGACGCCCAGAACGCTTCCAGATTGCAAGCATTGCCTCAGGGTGCGGCCTTGGACCGCATTTGGGTTCAGTATCGCTTCGAACGTCGCCGCATCGAGCCAGTCCCGCGCCGCATCCGCTCTTGCTTGAGCGGAAGCGGATTTTTCCGAAGGTATATGTCCGCGCATAGACTGCCTGCCTGGTACACGAGCTGCTTCCGCAAGGATGCCACACACTCCACCGAACTAACCTGTGGGGGAAACGTCCGTTGAACGTCAGGCATCCAGCGATTTGCCACAACGAGGGCATTTCCCTCCTGCCAGCTCTCGATCGTATGCTGCGTTTTGGCGGTTGGCCAGCCAGACTGCCACCAAGGTAATGGAAACAACAAGCGCTACCAAGACGCCTGCGACGATGCTCATCTGCTGCAAGGTAGACAGGGAATTCATTGCATTGCCCACTAGGAAGACCAAGACGGTGTCGCACTACAATCTTAGCCCCCAAATCGAAAGAACTTGGCGGAAATTTATCCGGAAAGCCCCGGGATCTAACGTAGGCTGAGGGCTGTATGGCTGCATTCTGCGGACGATATGGCTGCACTTGGACGCGGGCGCACAGCAAGGCAGCTACTTGGAAGTCCTGTGACTAAACGAGCTGCAGAAGAATTCGGGGCAAGTAATGCGTAGTTCCGCCAAATTAGGGGCGGGTTGTCCGAAGACTCCCGGAAAGATGGGCGGGTTTCCGGAGCAAAATGGGGCAGTTTCAGCTGTGAAAAGGGCAATTTATCCGCGGCAGACATCACCTAGACGCGAGGCAATGCGGACCAATCCTTGTGGATTCCCGGACGGGAGAGACTCAATGATCCACGCCCCAGAGTAGCTCCAGCCTGTCAAACATCATTTCGCATAATGTATAGAGGGTGCCGCATCGAAGCCGCCCACCGCCGCCTGTACGTCACGAGGCGAGGCGAACCCAACACCTAGCGCTAGGGCCATGGCAGTCGCCGCCAGACGCTTCCAGAACGTCCGCTCAGGCGATGTGAGTGCAGCTCGCTTCATTATCTCGATTGCCTGCTTCTCAGGCTCAGGATGCCCTTGGATGCGCAGGGCATCGGCGACAACCCAAACCTGCGGTACACGCCTGCCCATGCGGTAGTGACCAATTGCGCCGTCTGTGATGCCCAGCAACGGAGCCAGTTTCGAATAGCTCTCTACCTTGGCCGAAACCCGGGTGCGCTCGAAAAAGTCGTTCCAGTCCATAACCGCCTCGCTGTCGTGTACGGCCGTAGCCTACAGGTGTTGACGCCTACGGGCGTAGGCGCGTATAAAGCCCCATCGCCTACGGTTGTAGGCGGTACCCGCCAGCCGGTCCCCCTAGGCCGCTGGCGGGGTTCTAGGGGCTAGGGGAGGGGTAGGGCGCATGAGTCCTTTCGTGTTCTTGGTACCGGTCCTGATCGTCGCTGCGATCAAGGGCCTTCTCGCATACGTGCGCTATCGCCGGAACCGGGGGAGGGTCTTCCAGTGACCGCCGTTCTCATGATCGTTTCCCTGATCGGCGCGAGCCTGTCCATCGCGTTCGGCGTGGTTCGACTCGGCATATGGCTGATCCAACTCCGCGAACACCATGCCGCTCGCGCTATCCGTGAAGCCGCAGCCATCGTCCAGGCACGCGCAGAGTTCCTGCCGACGCCCAGCCGCCTGCGGCATCTTGAGGTGCAGGCCAGCAAGACCGGCGATCTGCTTGCCGCTGCTCGCTACGCCGAACTTGCGGAGGCTCCCCGTGGCTGATTGGCTCTTCGTAGGTTTCGTTGGCGTTCTCCTGCTGCTGGCTTGCATCTGCATTTCCGCACTGCTGCGGGGCAAATCGTGATGGCCTCTGATTCCGCACGCCTGATGCTCGCTTGCATGCCGTCGAGCGAGGGCTTTTCCCCGGTATCGACCGGTGAAAAGGGGCAGGGAGGGGCGGAGGTTGGCCCGGGGAGTAACACGGGCCAAAAGGGTCAGCAAACCGCGATTATCGACTACCTGACCCTTGTGATGCCCCAATCCGCTGTTGACGACTTTCGCTGCTCCAACATCGAACTGTTGCTGTACAAGCTGTTCGGCTTCCGTGGTGAGGTCAGGGCCGGAGAGCTTCGCGAGAAGAACTGGAATTTCTACGCGCTGTCGGCCTTTTTGATCGACCGCGAGGGCGAGCTTGTTGGCCGCATCGGCGTCAGCGGCAACAAGGAAACCATCTGCGTCAGCCTGACCGGGGCAGGCTGCAAATGGGTGAAGAACTGGGCCCACGTCCATAAGCAAGCCACCATGCTTCGCGCGCGAATCAGTCGCGTGGACTGTGCCCACGACGATTACGAAGGCACCCGGCTGGATGTGCATGCGCTGCGAGAGCGCGCTGCTGCTGGTGACTTCTGCGAAGGCGGTTGCCCGCCTAGGCACCGCTTCATGTCCGATGAGGGCCACGGCACCGGGTCAACGCTCTATGTCGGCGGCAAAGGCCACAAGGAGCTGTGCGTCTATGAGAAAGGCAAACAGCTTGGCCTCGCATCTTCGCCGTGGGTGCGTGCTGAGGTGCGCTTGTACGGCAAGCACGTCGAAGTCTCCCTGGACACCTTGCTTGACCCCGGCGCGTATCTGCGCGGTGCGTACAAAGTCATGAGTGAACTCATCGAAGGCGTGTGTACCCGCCTCAAAACCATTCGCAAGCAAGTCGAAGTATCTGCCGAGGCGATGGTGCTCTGGATGGAGCGTCAGGTCGGCCCGGCCCTCAATGTTCTGCGCGGTGCGTTCGGCCATTCGTGGTCTGACGTATGCGAGGCCCGCATCCTCCGAGACGGTCACCCCGGAAGGTTTCGCGGTATTGCCAAGGGTGACGCCCTACACAAACTAGTGAGAGAAGAACTATGCCTGTCTGCCGCGTGAAGTCTGCCATCGTCGATGAGCAGCGCAACGAAAAGCACAACACCATCATGCGTTCCCAGATGGTCGGCCTCGATCTCGGTAACGGCTTTGAGTTGCCGTTCCGCGTCGGCCTCGGCCAGCGCCCCGCCTATCCGGCCGGTGAGTACGACCTCGACCCCAAGTCCTTCGCCCTGAGCCCGTACGGCGACCTGACGCTGAAGCGTTACGTCGATCTCGTGCCGGTTGGAGCCAAAGCCGCTCCGGCCGTCCCGGCCAAGGCCTAACCCATGTCCTCACCGGTCTACGTGCAGTCGTGTTCTGCGGCAAACATCACCGTCGAAGGCGTGTGCACCGTGCCGGTGTGGATCGAAAAACCTCAGCCAGTACTACCACCGCTCACGCTGGCTGAGGGTACGCAGGTCGCATTCGCAATCGCGAGCTGCTGGGCAGCGGGCGTCGTTTACAGGCAGTTCGCCCGTGTGTCTCGTGAGCGGTTCTAACCAACCAAAGAAGGTACAACGATGAACATCAAGACCGTTTCCCGCAATGCCCTGGACTTCGCCCGTTCGACTGCCGGCAAGGTTTCCGCCGGTACCGCTGGCCTGATGGCGAGCGGCTTCGCGATGGCCGGTGGCGGCCCCGCCGAAGCCATCACGTCCGAGATCACCAGCGGCAAGACCTCCGTCAACGGCATTCTCGTGCTGCTGGCAAGCGTGCTGGGTCTCTTCCTGCTGTGGTCGATGATCAAGCGCGCGAAGTAAGCGAGCAGGCGTCATGCCTGTCGTGATCCTTGAAGGGGTGGTTCTCGCCGGTCAGGTGATCGGCGCGATCCTTTCGATTCTCGCAGCGGTCAAGGGGCTGTACACGCTGTGGGGCATGATCAAAAAGAGCAAGTAGGGGCGGATATCGCCCCTACTTTTTTTGGAGGTAGCCATGGGCTATTTCGTAATCGTCGCAGTGCTGGGGGCGCTATGGCTTGCATTCGATACCTGACGGTCTTGCTTGTCATGATCGCGGGCTCGGCTTTGATTCCATCGGTCGCACACGCCCAGGACACGTGCAATACAACAGCGCAGAGTGGATCTTGCGCCGATGAGGGTAAGGCCTCGATGGCTGCATATGCTGCAGCTGCTGCGTATTCGGCTGATCCTGCGAAGAACCGCACACCTTGCCCGCCAATTCAGTGGAAGACGGGCTCAGCGTGGTCTGTAGAGGTGAACGTCACACCGACTCACGCGCCCAACTGCAAGAACGGCACAAGTACGCCCAGCTTCATTCGGTATTACACGCCTGCGGGCTCGTGCGCTTCGCGCCCTGATGGGCAGGCCGGAATGATAAACGGAACGCTCTACTCGGGCGGCGTTTGCGACAACGGCTGCAAGGTCAATCCGAACCTTGATCCGGGCACAGATTTCAGCATGAAGGAGCAGGGCAACTCTAATGTCATCAGCATCCGGTCGGGCACATGGAAGGCCACGGGCGGCGTATGTACACCGCAGGAGGATAAGAAACCGGAAAAGAAGGATGAGTTCTGCCACACGACCTCGTCCGGCCATAGGGTGTGTAAAAGCAAAGATCAAACCTGCGTCAGCACGCCCTCGGGGTTCCGCACCTGTGCCAGCGACACCGGCAACACGAAAGGCCATGTTGAGACGAACAAAGGCCGCACGGAGGCTACCTCCATCAGCGCTCCAGACACCCCGCCCAGCCCGCCAACGAACCGTCCCGGCGAAGATTGGCAGCAGACAGGCAACAGCACCAACATCACGAACAACACCAAGAACACCGGCAACACAACGAACAACTATTACAACAATGGCAAGCCGAACGGTAATGACACTGTGCCCGGTGATGGTTCCGGGCCCGGTGCTGGCGGCAGTAACGGCAACGGCGACAAGGGCGAGGGGGGCGAAGGCCAGGGCAACTCTGCGACAGGCGGCGGCGACTGCAAAACACCTCCTGTCGTGACCGGCGATGCCGCGCTCGGCATGGTCGCCACTCAGGCGTGGGCCACGCGCTGCGCCGTTGAGGCGGGAGCTTCGGCAAAGGCTACCGGCGACATTGGAGACTGCGCATCGCCCTTTACCGTTGAGGGTGACACCCCTGAGGCACATCAGTTGCGTGCCATGCGCGCCGAACGATGCAGCGCCCCGGACTGGGCCAAGGCTGGGGCAGGGGATGGCAACACCGGCAATCCGCATGATGGCGCTGAGGGTGTTGACGGTCCGGGCAATTCGACGTGGACGTTCGATGTAGACGTGCTCGATACGTCCGGCTTCGGCGGTGGCTCATGCCCTCAGTTGGGCACGTTGGATTTCGGCACCTTCGGCGCTGTGGCGCTTGATGGCGCTACTTGGTGGTGCCCGCTTATCGCTGGCCTTCGTGCAGTGATGCTGCTCATGGGCGTCTTCATTTCGTTCCGCATCTTGTTCGGAGATTAGTCATGATTTGGGACTGGATCACACGCGCTGTGAACCTGCTTTGGACGGTGCTGTTCGGCGGCATCGGCCGTCTTGTCACCAAGGTGCTTTCTACGGCAGGCATCACCCTGGTATCGGTGAACTCCCTGCTACCCAGCCTCAAGAGTTTCATCATGGACTACGTGGGCGGGTTGCCCGAGTGGGCGCACAACTTCATCGGCGCGGTCGGGTTCGATCAGTTCATCACCATGATCATTTCAGCGGTGTCGGTGCGTTTCATGTTCAAGATCATCCCGATGCCTACACCGATGGCGCAGCAGCTTGGAGTGACGAAGGAATGATCTACTGGTATACGGGCCAGCCGGGCCACGGCAAAACGCTGCATGCCATCGATCACGCCATTGATTTTCGTGATCAGGGGCGCTTGGTGTACGTCGGCAACGTGCGTGGTTTCAAGCACGATGAAGCGCGCATGCTTCCCATCACCCCGGAACAGTTTTGCGACTGGCCGAACTTCCTTCCCGATGGTGCGGTGTGTCTCATTGACGAGGCATACGAACACCAAATGCTGCCTAAGCGCCGTCCCGGCTCTCAGGTTCCGTATCACGTAGAGCAGCTTGCCAAGCACCGGCATCGCGGCCTGGACTTCATTTTCGTGAGCCAGTCTCCGGACAGGCAGTGCGATGATTTCGTGCAGGACCTGATCGAGCGCCACGTGCATGTGCGGCGTCGGTTCGGCTTGCCCCTTGCGCATCTGCGTACGTTCGACCGCTATGAGAAGAACCCGGAGAAGGGACACCCACTTATCCTCAAGCGGGTGAAGCTGCCTAAGCGACCCATGGGGCTGTACGAGTCCACTGTGATGGATACCAGTGATCGGGCGATCCCGTGGTATTACCCTGCGGCAATCCTGCTGCTCGCCGGGATTATTGTCGGCGCGTGGATTATGGTTAACCGCGTGCATGATCAGCTCAGTGGGAACTTGTCAGAACAGACCGAACAGACGATTGCACCGCAAGCGGCGGAGAACGGAGCGGGAGCGACGGTCGTAGCCGCGCAGCCAGCTGAGCCAGCTGAGCCACCAAAACCCAGCCGATCAAGTGACTACTTGGCTTGGATCCAGCCGCGCGTTCCCGGTCAGCCGTGGACCGCGCCCGCATATGACAGCCTCTCGATTCCAACGAGTCAGCCACCGCGGATCTACTGCATGCAGTCCGGCGCAGGCCAGGACGCGAACGGCGAGCATCGGCCAGAGGGCTGCACATGCATCACCGATCAGGGCACCGCCTACGAAATGGAATTTGACCGGTGCAGCATCGTTGCTCGAAAGGGGCAGTACGAGCCGTTCCTTGACATGAACCAGCTTGAGGCGCGCCGGATGGAAGGCATGCAGCAGTCGGCGCACTACCAGCGGGAAACTCAGCGAATTCGCGAGGCCGGGGCAGGGGGTGTCGTTGAGCGGCAAACGCGTGCGCTCGGGACTTTCCCGGAGTCCTCGCCTTACGCCAGCAGCACCATGCTGCCGCCTACATCGAGGGATATGTGATGACCAGTAGCGGACGCGAGGCGTTGAAGTGGATTGCCGTCCTGTTGATGACGGGCGATCACGTCGCGAAGGTGCTATGCGGCGGCTACATTCCCGGCGTCAGCGAGGCGGGCCGTGTTGCCTTTCCGCTGTTCGCGCTCGTCATGGCCTACAACCTCGCTCAGCCCGGCGCGGACGTGGCTAAATCGGTCCGCCGGTTGGCGCTTTGGGGCTTGATCGCACAGCCGGTGCACGCCCTGGCATTCGGGTACTGGATTCCGGTGAACATCCTGCTCACGTTCGCGCTATCTGCTGCGGCCATTTACGCCGCCTCGGAGCGCCGCTGGGTGGTGCTGGCTTTCGCTGCGGCCGTTCTCCCGGCGTTCGTTGATTACCAGTGGGCCGGGGTAGGGTTCGTTCTGCTCACGTGGCTGTGGTTCCGTGGCGGTTCCCACCTTTACGGCCTTCTTGCATTCGTCGGCCTGTGCGCATTCAACGGCAACCTGTGGGCCTTCCTAGCCGTTCCTGTGGCGATGTGGCTAGGTTCTGCCGTCGTGCCGGTCCGGCGAACTCGATGGGCCTTCTACGGGTACTACGTCGCCCATTTGGCGCTACTGGTGGCCGTCGCCACCCTGTTTGCGTGACGCATCACAGGGTGTAGGGGCCATGCCCCTACGGGAAACGCCTCATCCGCGCTTGGGGCGTCGTGGCCCACGTGACATGTGGACCACGTTGGATGGTTCGGCGCCGGTACCGGGATCACCCATGCCCGACCGCCGTTCTCTGCGAATTCTGACGTACTCGCGTAGGTATACGACGCTGGAATCCATTGTGGGGCAGCACTTTCCAGATGCTACCGATCGCGTCTGCCGTGGCCGGGCTTCCTCCATCATCAGCCGCCATTCCCGGGCGATGTTGCAGGTCAGCGACCACCAGGTCATGTCACAGGGTTCAAGGCTGTGGCCCTCGGGGGTGAACATGTGGCCCCCCTGAAAGCCGAAACCGGCCCAAGGGCCGGTCATGTCGATGCGGTCGTGCGGGTCCATCGTGGTCATGCTGCGATCTCGTCCTTGTTGGGTTCCCGGGAAGGGAGGCAAGACTTGATCCACAGCCAAACCCACGAAAGACGGCCCATCATCCATTTCGCATAATGTATATTATGTAGAGTACTGGCGGCCGCAGCTAGGTACCACGCGGGCCTCCTCAAGCTCTCGCTGGCCGTGCTCTAAATTGATGTCCTTTTGTTCCCACAT